TGAAGCATATTTTCGCTATTGCCCGGAAGAATTAAAACCCGAATTGGCTCATGCGATTATGAAAAAGGCTCAGTTATTTGGGGTGGATATTCGAAGTTCAACAATATTGCGGTTTGCAGAATCGTCAATCACCCCGGACTAAAGTCCGAGGCTTGCATAAGCCTGATTGACCAGCCTCAGTCAGCATTAGCTGACTACGTTGCAGATAGGTTCAAGACCCTCCCCGAGAGTGCTTCCTCAGCTCCGGGCACTGGAAGTTCCAAAAGCAGACAAGCTATGGGTATGTACGAAACGGTTTGGAACCAAACGCCGATCTGCAACATTGGCGAAGGGAACAACATCGAAAGATGTTTGTCACGGACAAGTCGCAAGACGAGTCCAGTAACCGTAAGGTTTAAATTTTTATGACTGCATACGTTTTTGTATTGGATAAGCATCACAAGAGCCTGATGCCGTGCCACCCGGCACGAGCAAGACGGCTCCTGAAGAAAGGACGGGCACGGGTGCATAAGATGTTTCCGTTCACCATCCGTTTGGTGGATAGAGAACTCGAAAGCTCCAAAGTTCAACCAACGATTGTCAAAATCGACCTGGGTTCCAAGGAAACCGGGATTGCAATCGTAAGAGAAGGTGAAGACAAAGCGCACCATGCTTTGTACTTCATCAATCTCAGGCATCGTGGTCAGCAGATCAGGGATGCGCTCTTTAAGAGGCGTTGTTTGAGGCGTGGACGCAGAAGTCGGAATCTTCGATACCGAGCAAAGCGTTTCCTGAATCGCAGAAGACCGGAAGGATGGTTGGCACCTTCTTTGCAACACCGGGTGGACAACGTGCTTTCGTGGGTAAACCGACTGCGTAGCATTGCGCCTGTTACCGGATTGAGCCAAGAACTGGTGAAATTCGATACGCACCTCATGCAGAATTCGGATATTGCAGGAGTCGAGTATCAACAGGGAGAACTTGCAGGATACGAGGTTAGGGAATACCTCTTGGAGAAATTCTCCCGTAAGTGCGTCTATTGCGGAGCGGAGAATGTACCGCTCAACATAGATCACGTTGTACCAAGAGCCAAAGGCGGTTCCAATCGAGTCAGTAACCTTGTCTTAGCGTGCGTTAAGTGCAATCAGAAGAAAGGAGCTAAGACTGTTGAGGAGTTCCTTAAAGGAAAACCGGACGCTCTTCAAAGGGTCAAAAAGCAGTTAAAGGCTCCGCTCAAGGACGCTGCTTCGGTTAATGCCACTCGTTGGAAGCTCTTTAACGAGCTGAAAGCCACCAGGCTTTTGGTAGAGATCGGTTCAGGAGCCTTGACCAAGTTCAACCGTCATAAATTCCATGTTCCTAAAGAGCATTGGCTCGATGCGCTTTGCGTTGGCAATGTTCAGGCGGTGGCTGATTGGGAAAAACTCAATGTCCTGAACATCAACTGTTGCGGTCGTGGTGCTTACCAAAGAACAAGAACCGATAAATACGGATTCCCACGAGGCTTCTGCATGAGGCAAAAGAAAGTTCATGGATTTGCAAGCGGAGATATGGTCAAAGCGGTGGTTCCGAAAGGCAAATACAAAGGAACGCACGTAGGAAAAGTATCCATCCGAAAAACAGGAAAAAGATTAACAGAAGCTAAACTTATCTCTATTCTTCCAATGACAGATCCTGCTTTCCATGCATTTGTATTAGCTGAGATTTGCTCGCTTCCTATTGAATTCTTTTCTTCTATGCCCGGTAGAGACTTCTTGAAGATAACATCGGCTGTTGCAAATTTTTTAACGGATTAGGCCTCCAAGAAGAGGAACCAGATAGGTTAATCATGAATATTTGTGCATCAATCGCTCTGGTTGACGGAGGCAGTGCTTTGGAGTGGATGCAAGTACCTCTCACAGATTTGCCTTCTTGGATTAAAGCCTTTGAGACAGTTTTAAAAAGCAGAAAAAATAATTGACTTAATTTCCCTTAGGATACAAAATTAATCCTAAGGGAGATAATTATGAGAAAGTTTGAAGACCTTACACCCGCTGAACAAAGTAAGATTGAACTCTACCGCATTCGTCACGGAAAGTATGACGAGTTTCTTGATTCAGGGGAAGGCATCTTGGATGAAAAAAGGAAAAATAGTCATAAAGACCAAGATGATTTTTGGGATGAGGAAGTCGTTTGTAAGACACAAGAACAGTGTGACCAGAGAGATCAGTTGGGATCATCAGTGGATTCTGCTGTTTCAAAGCTTATTTTTAATATTGGCTGCCTTTTAGGTTTGTATCGATGAAAGTTTGAAATTTTTAGCGACCTTCGGGTCGTTTTTTTTGAGACAAAAATGGCTACAACAACTTATCAATTGGCATTTGCCATAGGCGGAGAAATAACATCGGCTTTTTCCAAAGCCTTCAAAAACTCAAATGCGACGATCCAAAAATTCAATGAACAAATTCAAAGACTGGATAAAGAAGCCGCTTCTGTTGGTGGACTGGCAAAACTCGCAAAAAGAACAGAAGAGCTACACAAAACTTTTTTAAAAGAAAATCAGGCGATGGCAGAAGCCAATGCAGAACTCGTTAGATTAAAAGCGCCATTAGATGCGGTAACTGCTTACCATAGAAAGCAGGGCAGTATAGTAGATAAAGCAAGAAATGCCTATGAAAAATCAAATGTTGCGCTTAAAAAATATGCTGAAGCACTAGGTTTAACCAATGCTCCTTTGAGCAAAATGCTCGCTCGTCAAAAAGAACTGACTCGTCAAACAGAAATATTAACAAAGGCAAGAAACCGTCAGGAAAAGCTACACGGTCTATCTGAAAAAATCCAACGGAACAGTCCTTACGCTCAGGCTGCGGGCGAATATGTAAAGTCAGGAATAACTGCTTCCATAACAGCCGGGATGGATTTTTCTTCACAGATGTCCAGGGTTGTTGCCGTTTCCAAAGCTTCCCAGAAGGAGATGGAAGCATTAGAAGCTCAGGCCAGATACTACGGTAAAACAACTGTCTGGAGTGGCTCTCAGGTTGCTCAGGGAATGGAATACCTTTCTATGGCTGGTTTTAAGACAAAGGCCATTCAGGCAACAATACCCGGAATGCTTAATCTAGCTTCGGCAGGAGGAATTGACTTAGGGAGAGCATCTGATATTTCCTCAAATATTCTGACTGGATTTGGACTTGAGCCAAAGGAAATGGATATGGTAGGAGATGTTCTGACAAACACTTTTACGACATCAAATACCACGTTGGAATCGCTTGGTAATACCATGAAATATGCTGCTCCTGTCGCAAAAAGTTTAGGAGCTTCATTAGAAGAAGCAGCCGCGATGGCAGGCAAACTAGGAGATGCTGGTATCCAAGGAGAAATGGCAGGCACAACGCTTCGTGCAGTAATGCTCAGATTGTCGGCTCCGAGCACGAAGGCTGCGGAAGCTTTAAAAGATTTGGGTGTCAAAACATCCGATGCTCAAGGAAATATGAGAAGATTTCCGGAAATTCTTGCGGATCTTAATAAAGCCACGGCAAACATGTCAGAGGCTCAACGAGCTGCTTATATTAAGACGATTTTTGAAACGGAAGCCATGTCCGGAGCCATGGTTTTGATGGAGCAAGCAGGATCAGGGGCTTTGGAAAAATACGTTGAATCTCTAAAGAAAAGAGGAACAGCAGAAGAGACTGCAAGGAAACAGACCGACAATTTGACAGGCGACTATAAAGCTCTGACCAGTGCTATTGAGAGCGTTAACATAACTATTTACAAACAATTAGAGCCGTCTATTCGGTGGCTGACAAAGACTGCGACTCAGTGGATAGACGCAATGGAAAAATGGATTAGTCAAAATCCATTGGTGAGCAAAACATTAATATTTCTGTCCTCAGCCTTTGCTGGAATAGCCAGCTCCATTTTGCCGGTTGTCGCAGTTGTAAAAATCTTCTGGAGCGGCCTTTGCTGCGACTTTTCTATCTGGAGGAATTGTTAAACTTGGATCAACTGTGGCATATCTTTATAAAAGCATGTCGGCATTAATCCCGCTGTTTAGAGTTGCTGTCATGAATCCTTGGACACTTGGAATAATGGCGGCAGTTGCCGCCGGATATCTCCTATATAAGAACTGGGATGTCATTTCAGAGAAACTTTCCGCCCTGTGGACGGCTTTTAGCGAGAAGTTTCCGGGCATTGCTTCAATATTGACCACGACCTACGAAAACTACATTAAACCCGTAGTCGATAACATGAAAGGCGTATTCCAAGGTCTGACAGACTTCATTTCCGGTGCATTTTCCGGCAATTGGGAAAGAGCCTGGCAGGGTATCGTGCAAACCTTCTCCTCCGTGGTCGGTGGTATGGGCGCTTTATTTAAAGCTCCGTTGAACGCCATCATTGACATGATCAATAGCGCCATTTCAGGGATGAATAACATGTTGTCCGTGAAACTGCCAGGAGTTGTTGAAATTGGCGTGGCTATTCCCCAGATTCCAAGATTGGCTGAGGGCGGCGTTGTTTCCTCTCCAACCCTGGCCATGATTGGTGAGGGAAGGGAGCCGGAAGCGGTGATGCCTTTATCGACCTTGCCACAGTTAAGAAATAGCATGGCCTCGATGCCTTCCGTGAACGTCAACTTCGCTCCGGTCATAAACCTCAGCGGATCGGGCAACGTTGCCCAAGATCTTCAAAGAGGGTTGCAGGCTGGTAAAGAAGATCTAAAGCGAGAGTTGGAAAGACTACTGAATGCCGAAAGGCGGCTGTCTTATACCTAACGAAAAACAAAGAAAAGTTAAACCCCGTTGATTGTGGCGATCAGCGGGGTTTTTAGTTGTCGATTAACTAAAGGAAACATCGACATGAAAGTCATTTTATCAAAACATATTTGCAGGCTGGTATTGAAGATGTCACTTAGAGAAACAAAATTA